TGGTGGGTGTTCGCACAGCGTAACCCAGACCAGATAGAGGATCCCATATACGACTTCAAACCAGGAGTGACCATACAGTTGCCTAAACCCAGCAATGTAAACTCAGACCTAGGAATATAACATGGCGGAGAAATACACCACATCAGGTTCTGCCAGCAAACCTTTCTTGAAACCCAACGTGCTACACCAGTACGCATCGTTCAACACCATATTCACGCTGAGTGGCATCACCGAGCAGGAGATCAGGACAGCCAAGTTCCTGACCAATCCCGTGCATGACATAGTGGCACGTACCGGAGGCATAGGTGATGACGCTAAAGTACAGACGAGACAGTTCAAGGAGAACAACCAGGAGCCAGAAGCCTTCAGGACTTTGATCAAGGATTTTGAAAAGAAGAAATACTACGAGCAGTACCAAGACAGCATAGACATATTGGACAGGGCACATGACCTGTTCATAGAGAACGTCAACATGGTGTCAACTGTCGGACCCAACGCTGAACGAAACCTAGGAAACTTCACGAAGATGGAATTCGAGATACACGAACCATACGGTATCACTTTCATAGAGAAGGTCAGGGCCGCGACTGCGATCAACGGTTTCCTTGACTACCAGGACGCACCAATGTTGTTGACCATAGAGTTCCAAGGGTTCGACGAGCAGGGAAGACCATACGCCAGACACAGCACCAACAAGAGCCACACACGTAAGATACCCATACTGATCAGCAGGGTGGACTTCGACGTGAACGAGGGCGGTGCCAGATATCAGGTAATGGCGGTGCCATACACCGATCTTGCGTTCGATGACAGGTTCAAGTATCCACGTACTGCTATGCCCATCGAAGGGAATGATCCTTATCAATGGGCCGTGGCCGCGGAACGTGCCTTGTCCGAGCAGATGAAACAGGAGAAGGAGGAACAACGTAGATACTACCCAGACATCTACAAGTTCGAGATAGACGGTGAACTTGAGAAAAAAGGATTACAGTACAAGAACACAGCAGGCACAACCAACAGCGCCGGATCGGTAGCACAAAACCAAGAAGACTTTTCTGGTTTAAATTCAGACTTTGATGCACCCCCACCTAGACAGAACACCATGTCTGCACAGGCCAGTTCGGGCATAGCAGTCACCAAGTTCTTCGAGGATGCCATTAGGGCCGGATTCCATTATCAGGAGTTGGCCAACGATTTCTGGACCACATACATCAGGTCCAACACCGATTACACCAAGGAGAGCCTCACCAAGGAGAAGGTGGCCTCCATAATCAAGAGCAAGGAATTCGAGAAGATACTGTTCAACAACCAGTACATAGACTGGTTCAAGATCAAGACCACTGTGTACACGGACACAAGCAAGATCGATCCCATAACCAAGATGCATCCAAAGACCATCACATACAAGGCCATACCCTACAAGATACACATCCTTAAGTTCGTTGGTCCAGGGGTCAGCATAGCCAACGTGGATTGGGGTCGCAAGGTACACAAGGAATATGACTACATCTACACTGGCGACAACGTCGACGTGCAGGGCCTAAGAATCAACTACAAGACCGCCTACTACCTGAGGAATTTGAGGGGTGACGACAAGAGTGACACAGAGAAGGGACTGTTCGCACCGCTGACAGAAGCGTTCAGGAACGTGTTCGGCAGGGAGCGTGATCCAGAACCGCTGTTGCCTCTGAGACAATATCCGTCATCCATCAAGGGTGCCAACACCGTGCAGACATTGTCAGGGGAGGCCAACAAGGCCCAACAGTTCTATGATTACCTGACCAATCCTGAGGTGGACATGATGAGGATAGAACTGGAGATACTGGGGGATCCCACCTACATCTGCCAGGACATGTACGTGCCCATACAAGAGGACGGCAAGTCATTCGGCGCCAAGGATGAGTCATTCGACACAGCATCAGCCAGTTTCAACGCTGACCGATTCCAACCCATAATCAGCGTGAGATATCGTCTGCCCGACGACATAGACGAACGGGAGGGCACCATGTTCAATGGTGGCAAGAAACGTTTCAGGGACGAGAACCTGTTCTTCAATGGACTGTACCAGGTCAACAAGATAGATACAAAATTCGACAACGGACAGTTCCTACAGACACTGCACTGTAGCAGGTTCAACAACCAACAGGGCGAGGGTGCGGTACCGTTGTTGACAAACGCCTCGATAAAAAGCATAACTGAGATCAAGGACGGTGTGAAAGATATCAAGAAAAAAATAACCAAACCAATAACAAAATTTGATGAATTCAAAGAGTCGATTGAAAAGATCAATAGGGATTGGCCGGTATAAGGAGCAGGATAAATTAAAGTATGGCATACACTTCAGCAGGATTCACTGACACACAGGACAACCAAAAGAGCTTCAACGAGAAGTACATCGACAACGATCCGGGTCCGTACATCGGCACGGTAAAGGTCACTGTTGACCCATTGAAGATGGGCAGACTGGGTGTGAACATACCAGCACTCTCACTGACAACAAACCCCACTGCGAGCCAGATAATATGGTGCCAGTACCTGTCTCCGTTCTACGGTGCAAAGAGTATAAATGCTGTTTCAAAGAAAGACGAAAGCAACTACAAGGAATCCCAACACAGTTATGGAATGTGGGCGGTACCACCAGACGTGGACACTGACGTGTTAGTGATATTCGCCAAGGGAGAACAGTCCAACGCCAGTGCCTTCTGGATAGGTTGTGTGCAGAAACCACTTGTGAACCAACAGGTGCCAGCGAATGGATCCACAACAAAAACTTTACAGTCACAATCAACGGCAAGAGAATTAGCAAGAACCGGACAGAAGAACTATGGGACAGATTTATTGCCAGCGGGTGAAAAGAATCAAAGATTTTACAGTCCCGGAGAAACCTTACCAAATGTGGACCAATGGACCAGTCCGTTGAACGACCTACTGGCGGATCAACTGGAATCACAAGGACTTATACAGGATCCCATAAGGGGGACCACGACCTCGTCAGCACGTAGAGAATCACCAAGCAAGGTGTTTGGAATCAACACACCAGGCAGTATACGTGATGACTCGAGATTGCTGAACATAGGACTAGACAACTCTCCCGTGAGGACTGACAGGAACCCAGGACACAGTTTCGTCATGGACGACGGAGATATAGGCGGTGACAACCAACTTACTAGAATAAGGACAGCGAGCGGTCATCAGATATTGATGCATGACACAGAAGGTACGGTGTACATAGCCAATGGTTCGGGCAATTCATGGATAGAGATGGACAAGGCAGGTAGAATAAGCATGTATTCCAATAGGGGAATCAGTATGCGTACCGAAGGAGATTTCAATTTACATTCTGATAAGAATATCAACTTCCATGCAAAAGAAAAAATTAGATTCAACGCAGAGAAGGATGTGGCCATCAGTGCAGAAAAATATGTGTACGTGATGGGAGAATCAGGAATACTGAACGCATCGCAGGAAGGCAGTGTGAGGCATTATGCCAGAGATGGCATATCGTCATACACTGACGGAACACAGTTACACGGTGCCGGAGGCAGGATTGACCTCGCAGGTTCACAAGTACACTTCAACAGTGTGAGTGCAAGGAAATCATGGGGACCTTCGTGGCTGAAACCCAACAGTAATAAAGTTGGTATAGTCACAGTTGAGAACGAGGACATCGTGGCAGTACAGCCATTTAATAATGGCACTAAAAACACAAGGAAAACAAAAACCACAGTGGTGGATTACAAAACCAATAAAAGTAAAGATGTATTTCCAACCCATGAGCCATACACCAGACCGGTGGGTGGTAGGGACAAGGACGACATAGCGTAAATATAGCATATGGCATACGGAGATTCAGGATCAGGAGACCTATCAAACAAAACGGTGACCTTCAAGGGTTTCAGTTCACGTGCGGACCGTCAGAACTTCAAACTGTATGACTTCGAGGTGGCCAAGCAGGACCTGATCAACAGGTTATCGGTGCGCAAGGGAGAGAGGGTCGAGAACCCAGAGTTCGGCACCATCATATATGACGCCATATTTGAGCCATTCACAGAGCAACTCAAAGACGCCATTGTAGAGGACATCACTGCCAATTTGAACGCAGATCCACGTATCAGCACGGAAGAGATCTTGGTCACGGAAGCGGACAAGGGCATAGCCATACAGGCCACTATAACCTATGTTCCACTGAACATTACAGAGAAACTGCGATTCAACTTCGACGAGAACTCACTACTG